CATCACGGGTGTCGTGATCGACCAGAAGATTGGCCCCGCTGCGCAGGCGCCCCTGGCGCATGGCGGTGGGGTTGATGTCCAAAATCTCAACGCCCCAGTAGCGCTCGTAAGGCGTCTCGCTGGCGAAGGCCAGCGTGGCGGTGCGCGCTTCCTCGTTGATGGCGGCACGCTCCACCTGCAGGGCGCGCTCGGTGCGGCCCTTGGGCAGGGCGCGCTGGAGATTGGCTGGCAACTTGCTCATGCGCTGCATGGTGCGGCGCCTGGTGTCAAGTGCGTAAGGCAAGCGGCTTGACACCGCGCAACTTCAGCGCCCGAGGAAGATCAGGTCTTCTTGCCGCTTGCGGCGCGGCCGGCGCGGGGTGATGGGGATGAAGGGGACATCACGCCAGGGGCGGTCGCTCCAGTAGCCGCCGGCTGTGGAGTAAGGCTGACCAGTGGAAAGCAGCGCGATGATTGCACCGGCGCCAGACAGCGTGGCAGAGAGATCCGCCGCTACAGCACCACCCAGGGCGCCTTGGTAGCTGCCGAAATAGTTGCCGCTGTAGTTGCCTTGCTGGCTCACAGAGGCCTCACGTGGGGTCTAGGGTCGTGATCGTCCGGTCGCCACTGGAGTAGGTGGCCTGCACGCGGGTTGTCGTTCCGTCCTGCGCCTTGAAGGTCATGGTGCCGCTTTCCAGCCCGGTGGCGTCCCCGCCGCCCACGGCCAGCAAGATCCGCATCACGTCGCGCAGCGTCAGGCCCCCCTCGACCACGCCCAGCAGCGGATCAGCAGCCGATCCCGCGCTGTTGAGCAGCTCGCCCATCGAGCCGCTGACGTTGTACTGCGCGGCGATGGCCGACCACACGGCGTTGGCCAGGCCCTCGGGCGTCAGGTCGCCGTAGCTGCGGATGGTGGCGCCCAGCGCGCCCGTGGCTGTGGACGTGCCCGCCAGTGTGCCGGCGCCGCTGGCGCTGGCCGTCACCGAGGCGATGGCCCCGATGGCCGCAGACAGGTCGCCGCTGCCGGCCAGCGTGGCCACCGCGTTCAGGAACGCCTTGAGGTCTGCGTCGGTCAGATCGCCGCTGCCACTGATGGTGGCTGCCAGCGAGACGATCAGGCCGGCCAGGGCGTTGGTGATGTCGCCCGCGCCGGTGACAGTGGCCTGCGCGTTGCGCCCGCCCGCCAGGTTGGCGATGGCGCTGCCCACGCCCACCAGCGCATTGACCGCGCCCATCTCGCCCGACACCTGGGGGATGATCCAGGTGCCTGGCGGGTAGTAGCCTGTGGGCACGGCCAGCGTCTTGTAGGCCGTGGTCTGGCCGCTGACATAGAAGCGGTTGCGCCGTGGGCCGCTGCCCTGGTAGTTGGCGATGACGTTGACCTCGACAGCCGTGGTTGAGCCCCCGCGAAACCTGACGGGCATCTTGCTCAGGACCGAATGGTTGCCGAGGAGCATGTCAGCCCCAGACGGTATCGAGGTGGCCGTAGAAGGCGCTGTTGGCCGGCGTTGCTGCCCCGGCGTACATCAGCCAGTTCAGCACCGCGCCGTCTGCAATGGTGGGCAGGCTGGGCAACTGGTTCAGGAAGTCGCGCTCGGCAGCCACACCCACCGTGGTGACGGGGATGTAGGCCAGCGGGCGGCAGATCACCAGGTTCATGCAGCCCGAGGTCATCGTGGCGCTGAAGTTGATGTTCTCCACTGACTTGATGCCCGTGTCTCCTGCCTCCAGCGGAATAAAAGGCCCGTACTTGCCCGCGCCGGTGCCGCTGTAGGGCACTGAGCCGACCGGCGCCGTGGCGTTGATGAGGGGCAGTGACGGCGCAGCCGGCGTCAGACGGCCCGAGACACTGGCCGGGTTGGTGTAGCCCAGGCGCACGGTGGGGGTGCCGGCGCCCATCACCACGCTGGGCGTAAGGAACGCCCGCACGCCCTTGCCGTCAGCGTAGCGCGGCCAGGCTGCCGCGCCTGTGAAGTTCTGCGCGCCCGTGGTGGTCACGCTGCTGATGGTGAACGTGGCCAGCATGTCGTACAGCAGGAACACCGCTGGCGCGGTGGTGGCCGCGGCGCTGAACACGCTGGCGTTGAGCAGGTTCTTTACCGCCGTGGAGACGTTGCCACCGTGGGCGATGCCGTTGGGGTAGGCCGTGCCGGTGATGGTTTGCGACGTCACCGTCTGCGAGATGTTGACCGTGTAGGTGCCGCCGTTGTTGGCGCCCGTGCCGGTGCCCAGCGCGGTGATGAACGTGCCCGCAGCCACACCCGTGCCGGTGAGCACCATGCCGACCGTGAAGCGGCCCGTGCCGTGCGTGGTGTCGGTGAACGTGGTACCCGAGATGCTGCCGCTGGTGGCCGCAGTGGTGGCCGTGGTCGTTGTGGATTCGCTGACGTTTTGCTGCGCCAGGTTGGTTGTCGAGCCGATGATGGCATTGGGCGGCGGGTTGCCCGCGCCCATGCTGAGGTCGTACCACAGGCCGGCGGCCTGGGCAGCGGCGCCCAGCCAGTTCTTGTTCCAGTCCGTCCGGTTGGTTGACCCGCTCGTCAGAGCGTTGATCATCTGGTCCATCGATTGAATAGTCATGTCATCCCCACACGGTTTGCAGGTAGCCGTTGATGTTTGCGTTTTGAAGCGACCCGTTTGGGTAGCAGATCAGGTTCAGGTAGGCGTCGTCCACGATGATGGGCATGTCGGCCATGTCGGTGAACGGCACGCGCTCCACGGGCGCGTCAATGGTGCGGATGGCCAGGCTCTCGACGGGCGACACCAGAACGAACGACAGCAGGCCCACGTCAGCCGTTTCGAACTGCACGGCCTCGATGGCGCTCACGCCACGGTCGCCGGGCTGCAGCGGCAGGAACGGGCCGGCCGACAAGGCCGTGGCCGGCGAGCCGCTGATGATCGTGCCGTTGATGATCTGCGTTGTGGTGCTCACCAGCGGCGTCAGGCGCCCCGTGACCCCGGCGCTGTTGGTGTATTGCACCCGGAAGCGAATGCTGGCGCCCGTGGGCGCCGCAACGATGACGGCCATGATCTGCGGCGGCGTGGCCGTGGGGCGCGGCAGCGCCACGGTGTTGGTCATCTCCTGCCAGTCCGTGATCGACATGTCCACGAACGGGTAGAAGAGCTGGTAGTCGCACAGGATCATGGGCAGCGGCGCCGCGGTGGCCGTCTGCGTCATGGCCATGATGGTCTTGACGTACTTGCTCTGGCCGAGCTGCGCCACGTTGCCGCCGTGCGGAATGCCGCCCTGCACGCTCTGGCGCATGGCCACGGACGTGACCGCGGTGGCGGCGTAGTAATTCGGCACCGGGTTGCCTGGGCTCATGCTCAGGTCAAACCACACCCCCGCCGCGGTGGCCTGGTTGGGGATCTTGCGGAAAGTGTGAAAAGCGCTCTGGCCAGCCAGTTCCGCGTCCACCAGCGCCTTGACGGAGGTGTAGGCCATCAGTCCACCGTGTCGATCACGATCTCGTAGTCACCCGAGCAGCCGCAGACGTGGCACTCATCCTCGGGCTGCAATATCCGGGTGAAGATTCCACACACGCGACAGGTGGCTCGCCACATGCTGGCCTCACTCGGCGTGCCCTTCGCCGTACACGGTTGCGCTCATGTCCACCGCGATGCCGGCATCGGGGTGGTCCTGGCAGGGCTCGGGCGTGCTCTCGGTGGCCAGCACGCGCTGGCAGTGCGCGCATCGGTAGGTCATCTCAAGTCTCCTGCGCGGTGAGCGCTGCAGCCTGGAACTGCGGCTGGATGCCGTTGGCCACGGCCAGCGATGAGTTCAGCGAGCCGGCATACAGCACCTTTCCCGCGCCGCTGGAGGCCGTTCCGATGGCCACATGCGTGAGCGTGGCGCCCGTGGCACCGCACTGCGCGAACTGCACCAGGGCGGCATTGGTCGAGGTGTTGGTCGAAACCGTCCAGCCGCCACTGGTGCGCGACACGGCCACGCGGGCGTAATTGGTGTAGCTCGTCTCGTTGGTCGTCTGGGCGCCGCCGATGCCCGGGTCTGCGGTGTGCAGGCTCAGGTACAGGTTGGTCAGCGGCGACGTGCCGGCGTTGTCTGCGATGTTGGCGATGGCAGTCCCGTTGAAGATCAACTTCAGGACGTCATTGCAGAAGGTGGTGCTTTTGGGCATGGTTCGGACCCTTTCAGTTTTCGTTCAGGCTGCGCATCCTGGCGCGGTGTGCTTCTTCTTCGCGCGC